ACGCGAATTTCCAATGCTGACTAGTTATAGCTGCAAGAATTCCACCTTCTTCCAAGCGTTCATACATAAGTCTTACATGGTCTATGTCTTGATTGCCGGAGAATGGAGGATTAGCAATAATCTTAGTGTAATGCCCTACACTGTCTTTCGTAAAATCTTCATCAAGCAATATTACGTTGCTAAGGGTATGCAAAAACTCTCTGTTTTCCGGCATCAGTTCATAACATTCAACTGTTACTGACGGGCACGACCGATGAATCGCTTTTATCAGAGCACCACGTCCGGCACTTGGTTCAAGTACGGTATCTGTTTCATGAATTCCACCGGCAAGCATTACCAGCCAGTCTGCAATATCAGCAGGTGTTTCAAAGAACTGAAAATCTTTTTGCAAATCGCATCGCTTACCTTCTTTCAAGATGGAGAACACACGTTCCGGATTAAAAGGAAATGTGAATCCCTGTATCTTACCTCCCTGCCATGAGCCGCCAGCTTCTTCTATCCACTTTTTTGCTTCGGCATAAGATTTTTTATTGAATTGAACTTGAGGAAGTTTGAGGATATTGTTCTCAAGAGTACAATGTTTCAGTATCTCTTCCACGCTCCATTTCTTACCTTCATCAGCCTGTTTTTTCTTTTTGTCCGTTGAAGCGTCCGGCGCTAAAAGTGAAGATATTTTTTGAACAACCGTATTACTTGCATCCACGAAGGCATTGACACAGGATAGCGCTTCCATGAGAAATTTTGTATCAACATGTCCGGTCTCGTCATAGATGTCTATCCCTTCGGTCATGGATGACAGTTCATTGAGCTGCGCTACACTACCATGTAACGTTTCGATTAAAATCTTTTTTTTGTTCGTCATAACTTTTCTGTAAATAAATTCTTGTTGTGTCTATACTCCCATGACCTAAAAGGTCAGCCAGTTGAATAACATCTTTGTTTTTTTTCAGGAACATTTTAGCAAAGAAATGCCGGAAGGCGTGCGCGTGCATCTTCCTTGGATCAATGCCGCAATGTTTTCCCCATGCTTTCAAGTGCTGGGAAAAGCCACGCTGTGTGATTGGGCCGAATCTCCCTACCGCAAAAATCCCGGTTTTACCATGTTCTTTAGCATAAGCCTTTGCTTCTTGCTGTAGCTGTTTTTGAAAGAAAAATCGACGGTACTTGTTACCCTTTCCTTTTAATACCACTTCCCCGGATATGATGTCTTCCCACGTAAACTGCTGGAATTCCGACAGACGGGCGCCCGTTGTTCCCAAAACCTTAATAAAGAAATAGTAATCCTTATTGTTTTTTGCCTTGAGATATTCCAACAGCCGGTTATATTCCTCCTCGGTCGGCACATTGTTCACATCAAGCTTGCGCTTTATTTTGGGACGCTTCAGTTCTATAGGCTTCTTCAGCCATTTAGAAAATCTTTCGATTGCTGTAATCCGCAAACGGATGGTAGCAGGAGATAATTTTTCTTCTTCAAGACTTTTTACAAACCTCCTGCAATTATCCATGTTTACCTCATTGGCATACTCGAAATACTTCTTCATTGATGTGTAATATATATCAACTGTATGAGAAGAGTAATCATTGTTGTCGGTCAGCCATACAATGAAATCATTAAGTTGTTTCTTGTTCTTATCCGAAATGACATCAAGTTTTTCCAAAGGTTTCACCGCCTTTATCCTTTTTCCATATCCGATGTTGAGATAGGATAATAGATCGCATATAGCTGAGCACATTAGCGAATGACGCACCATGACATCTGCATTTTCACGCTTGTAATTCAAATAACCACGGCGGTTCACTTCTTTGGCCATCTCTAAAAAATCCGTGACATGCTTGATGTATTTCCCGATAGTATCATAAGTCCTGCCTGTTGTGTATAAGTAGGAAATATAATCAGTTAATATCTTCTGCCTGTCATTATTCATAATCTTGTTTAATTAAATTATACCAATCATTGCTATCTTCAAAAAAACATCTGTATCCATTAGCCGTATGTTTGCCTCTCACTTTCCGACATATAGCACTGATCAAAGAAGGAGCCACGCCAATCATCTTACCAGCTATTTGTATCGAAGGGAATACTCCACATAATTTCTCATCCTTTATCAAAACTACGCTCTTTTTATTCATACCTGCTCCGGTCTTATGCCAAGCCCCACGTCCTTTAGACAGATTTTTTATACTTCTGGCTTTGGAACGCTTTGAATGATAAACCATTTTACGACCCTTGTTGTGAGATACACAACCTTTTAAAAATCGTCCGGTAATAAAGTCTCTCTCAAATCGCTCAGGCGGTATATATAATTCACTCATATCTATATCGTTTTGAATTATAATGCTTCCATAATCTCATCATAGGTCATTTGCCTTTTTCTCCTTTCCGGTGTTCCGACCAATGCCATACGTTCCCTTTTCCTTTCATTGAAATAGTTGCGTACACACCAGCGGAGATAATTGTAAGGATCAATTGTGAACAGTTTCTTTTCACTTATGCTTGATATTACACGGGTGATGATACTTTGCCACGCTTCCTTTACAACATCCTGGCTGTTAGTGAATCCTCCTGAATACATATAGCCTTTGACCTTTGATTCGTAAATGGTAAAAACGGACACCATCTCCTCCATACTACCTCCTTCATAAAAGCCTATCATGACTTCGGCTATACGGATAGCCTCGCGATAGCGTTGGACCAGATCTCTTTGGGAAGAACCGTGCCTGAAAGGTATTATAACATTCTTGCAATAATACGAGCGTGTCGTCAGAACCGTTTTTTTATCTTCCGTCATAATGACTATCCCTTGTATGGAATCAGGGGATACCCCATGCTCAACCGAATACAGAAGCCTGCTCACAGAGAACCGATACAGACGCTTCTGTTTTCTTACCAAGTAACGTCCGTCAGAACCGAGTCTTATCAGTCTTCCGGTGTTGGTGTTCCATAATTCACCATTCATGCTTATCTCATAGTGGAATCCCGGAATGGGATACCGCTTGTTTTTATCTGTTGTTCTCATAGGATGTCCATTTGTTTTTTTCCCGGTTGATGTTCCTTCTCCATTGGCGGAAAGTCCGGTGTTCCGCATCCGGCCAGCCTTGCAATGATCGGGCGGAACTTTTCCTTTCTCAGTCTCACATCATAATACGCGGTTGTCGCCCTGCATCTGGATATCTTCAGGAAGGAGGCTATCTCACGGAACAGATACCCTTCCTCATACGCCATATAGCAGAACAGCATCCTTGAATCGGATATGTTCCTGGATATCATCCGGGACAGGATCATCTCCTGCGAGACGCCCGTCATCCCGGAGATCTCGTCCAGCATAAGCTGCATCGGTTTCTTTTCCTTGTTGTCTTTTCTCAGGTTCATAAGATTGTCGTTTAAAAGGTTCTTAAATCTGTTTTAAAAGCACCGGCTCCTTATGCGGTGCCAGGTGGTTCTTTTCCTGAAACTCTGCGGACGGAACGCCCTGTCACGCTTATGCCAGCCCTCCCGGCACCGGAGTCTTGATTCATCCAGTATATCCTCCATCGCGGATTTGAGACTCTCCAATTTTTCCACGGAGAGCAGCAGGTACTCATTCATTCCGTCCTTTTCCATACATCGCGAGATTTGGGGATTCGGGATCATAAGGCTCCACGGTGGTAAGGGTAACGGAGGATACGACCACACGTCCGCTCCCCTTGCAGGCGGGACAGGCAACGGTATATACGGTGTCCGCCAGCTCGTCCAGGTTCTCAAGAAAGCCCCGGCCGCAGCATGTGCGGCACAGGACTACATGGGGATGGTCAAACTTCCTTCTTATCATCACCGGGAAATTCAGGTTTCACATCAGCAGTGTAGGGATAGACATCCATAATGGCGGTCTCGGCCACCGAGCCGATGACATAGTCCGCCAGCGTGCCCTTCATCCCCTCGTCCAGCTTCTTTACGGCATCGCGAAGGTCGGAGGCCTGCACCAGTACGGTAGTGGGGGTCTTTTTCTCCGCTCCGCTTTTTCCGTCCAGCGTGATAAAGAACAGCTTACACTTGAACCAGCGGTCGGCCGCATCTTCCTCAGATGGGAACAGTTCGCTGTAACCGGCGCGTTTGACGCCCGAAACTGTAAATTCACCGTTGATATACGGGTTCATTTCTTCAATAATACGGGCTTCCGCTTCCGTGAAGCTCAGCGCGTCGACCAGATAGGCTTCCGTTACTTTCCTGTTCATGCCGTTCTCCGCCACCTTCTCGTAGCGGATGGAACATTCAAACCAATTGTGCATCATAATTTACATCTTGTTAAATGAGGGTTCTATTCTTTTCCATTGATTGTTTCCGTCCTTTTCCTCGAAGTAGAAGCGGATCACCGTGCCTTCCACCACGTTGCTCTCACGGAAGAGCTGCATGATTTCCGAATATTCGGGGTCGTTGAAGTCGTCCTCGAGCTCGTACAGGCGGGAGATGGACTTGTAGTCAAGATCCCCGGCCTCGTTGCGCTGGAGCAGCGACATGGCCAGCTTGTACATGGGGTTGCGCCCGTCATCGCCCTTCTTGCCGATCCATGCGTTCAGGTAGTCCACAAGGCGCTTCTCTGCCACGTCGGCCCTCTCGTCGAAGCCCTTGACCCGGTTCCCCTTGACGGAGACCTTGAAGGTGTCGTTCTTCACCTCGAACCCGAGCTGCTCGTCACGTTTCAGACCGCCGTACTCCTTCAGCTGGTCATAGTAGGCGGTGGCCTCCTTACGGAGCCATTCCTTGAACTCCTGGCCGTCATTGATATACTTGCGGAGCTTCCTCTCCACAGAGGCGAGGAATCTGGCGCGCAGCTTCTGGTAGTTCTTCTTTCGGTCCCCGTCCTTTCTTTTCTTTTCGGCCTGCAGCTTGCTTAGCAGGGCCTCACGTTCCTTTTCAGATAAATTCTTGATATCCATATCTGTTCTTATTTATTAGTGAATAAATTCCTGAATAAATCAGGGTCGATTATCTCCTCGTTGCAGTCAACGTTCTGTTCTATGGCTGTCTGGCATTCCCAGCAGAGATGGTTCACGGTCATGTGGTTGTTGTATTCACAGAACACCTTCCCGCACAGCCCGCACCGGGCGAACATCGGCTGCACGGTGTCCGCGTCCTCCCGGCAGATGTCCAGCCCTTTGGCGTGGCAATCGGCACACATGTCAGCACATTCCTTTTCGAATTTCGTCTTTTCCATTGTCATCATTGTTGTTTTTATTATCGTTTATCCATGCTACCAGAATCCATAGCATGGCGTTCAGTGACCATGTTTTCGCCCAGAAGTCATCATTAACTATCATGCCCGCGAAAGCCGAGAGGGCGGATATCACATACACAAGGTGCTTCATTCTCATACCTCCTCCTTCCGTCTTATGGCCTTCAGCTGTTTCAGTGTGGCCTTCAGTTCCTCCAGGTTCTGGCTTGACACCGGCTTCCTGCATCCTCCGTGGCTCTTCAGGAAGGAGGTGATCTTCGCCTTGTTCATCTCGACCTCCACGGGATTGTCGCTTCGGTAGCTCCTGTTGAGAAAACCGATGTCCATTGACACGGCGTAAATGGCCTTGACCAGTGCCAGTTTCTCCCGTCTTTCCGGGTCCTTTCTCCCGTCGGGATCGAGCAGCGTCCCGATCAGCCTTGCGGCCTCGCTTTTGCACAACTCCGCGGACGTCGTTGTCCGTCCGCCGCTGAACTGCCGGACAAGATGCCTGTATTCATCCTCGTCCAGTCCGAACTGCCGTCTGAGGCGGTGTATGCACCGCTTCTGGGCATTTGTCGCGGGTAATTCAATTCTCTTGTTCATTGTTATTGCTGTTAAATGGTTCGTCGTTCAGCACATCGCCATGATAGAGGCGTGCCCTGTCCTCGACAATGGGAATCTTCCTGCCCACATTGTTTCCGACACGTCCGCCGACTATGGCCGCCAGCCCTTGGATATGAAAAATTACCTTGGCCAGTTTGGATGCCTGCCGTGCGGCGGCATTATGCGGTTTCCCTTTCTCCTCATGTGCCAGAATGACAAACAGTTTCTCCGGAAAGTTGCGGACAAGTTTCAGCAGCCCGTATTCCCTGCTCATCAGCTCGTCCTTGTAATAGGAGGCATTGTCAATGAAAACCACCTTGGCACTGCGGCGGTCACGCAGCTTCTCCCACAAATCCTCTATAGGCATATACTCATACATGTACATGTTCGAGCACTCCTGCGGAATACCTACCTGCAGGCAGGTGTCCTGTATGCTTGCCGAAATGCCTTCCTCCGCGCTCAAGTACAGAACCCTGGCCATCTGGCGGAGATAGTTGGCCAGCATGAGGGCGAAAGTGGTTTTTCCGTTCTTCTCCGCACCGTAGACCAGCCATATCCCATGATCCTCGGGCTCGGGGGATACATAGTCGGCCCACATGCCGGAAAAGCGGAACTTCGATATTTTCTTGTCATACACGTTGCGCATGGTCAGCAGGCGCACCCGTTTTTTGGGTTTCTTCTCTTCCTTTTCCATTTTAGGCTCCTTCCTGCATAAGTATCAATGCCGATTCCGCACGTCTCAATCCGGTTTCCAATGTGTCCCCGTGCGTGTCAAGACACATGTTCACCACCTTTTTCACTATCTGCATATCATCCACATTGACCGACAGCACATCCGTGATCAGCCGGCGGTAGAACAGCAGCCGGTCATCCTTGCCGGTAGGCACGATTGAATAATACTTGCTGGAGAAACGGGAGAACAGCTCCTTGAATGAGTTCTTCCTGCTGCGCCCCTTGCCGTTCTGGAGCTTGGTACGCAATCCGTCGGATCCCATCATGAACCAGCCGCAGAGGTTCTCCGTACCGTTCCAAAGGCCATGCAGCGATTCAAGCGCGGCATAGCTCAACGCCCCCGCCTCGTCGATGATGACCACCGGGTACGGGATGTTGCACAAGGCATACTTGATACTGTCCTCCATTTCCTCGGTCGTACCCTCGTCCGCGCCGATGCAGCGCGCCAGATGGAGGATGAAGGAACGGCGGCTGCGGCACTGCGTGGCGTCCAGATAAAAGCAGTTCTTGCGGTTGCGGGACAGGTACAAGGCGGAGTATGTCTTCCCTATGGCGCATTCGTCCACGAACATCATCGCTTTGGAATGCTCCTTGCAGAAATCCACATACTGCTCGATCATGTTGAACACATCCGTGCGGGCCATCCTCCAGGCACGTTCCGAAGCGGCCACCCCAAGCAGACGGCCGACAGCCAGCCATCTGGCATCCCCGATCTTCCTCTCCGTGTCCGCCGTTATCTTCCCCTTGACTATCTCGCTGTAGATACTGGGATGGAGCCCGTATTTCTTGGCAAACTCCCCGTTGCTCCCGCTGAAACGCTTTCTCGCCTCTTCCAGGGCTTCCAGCACCTTCTGTCTGTATTCCCGTGTTGTTTCTATTTCCATATGTTATAATATTAAAAGTTTGTTCTTAAATCCTTTTTGAATGATATTTGGGTACCGTTTAAAAGAGTGTTGTCCACAGGTGTCTCTTCCAATATCTCGACCTCGCCGTCCCTTTCCGGAATACTCCTCCTTTCAAGGGATGCGATACGGAACCCGTCATTCAGTATGTCGCTCCTGTGGTCTATGACAGCCACCCTGCCGATCTCATGGTAACGCTCCTTGCTGTACCCCTCGAGCGTGTTCCGGTAACGCGCCATCAGCTCCCGGTTCTTCCTCTGCTGCGGAGTCTCCTCCAGAACGGAACGCGCCGTACGCGGCTGTGGGACCGCCTCGCATATGATCCTGCTCTCTCCCCTGAGGCAGACAACGGCGTTCAGCACCTCCCCGTCATTATCGTCCAGGTAATAGATGTCCACGTCCTTCCCCGCCAGGACACGCATGTAACCGACCAGCTTCTCGCCGGTGCACAGCGTGCCGCCGTCACCCAGAAGATAGAAGGAGTTCCTGAACCGTATCTGTCCGGCCATGCTGACACTCGTTGCCGTCCTCTTCCCCAAGGAAAGAAGAATGCCCCGCCAGTTGATGGAGTTCGCATTGTCGGGGTTCTGTTTCTGCAGGAACACCTCCCAACGGGTCATTCCCTTATAGATGCTATGCTCCGTGTTGTTCCACTTCTCGATATCTTCAAGGCACTCTTGGACGATTCTCTCGTAAGGCAGGACAGGAACCTTTCCGACAGCCGCCTGGTTGGACTCGCTTCTGGCGAACGGACGGGCCAGCCAGCCCTCACGCCTTTTCTCCATCCTGTAACGCAACGGGCGCCAGTACGCCTCGCACCGTTTGGAACGGGCACTGTTGGCCTCGATCCTGACGGACTTGAACATCGCGCCGGGCTTGAGGAAGCTGTCCGAGAAACCGGCGTTCAGGTTGCTCTCACATTCCAGCTCGTAAGGAAGCGGCATACCCCATAGGGCGTAGTTGCGTACCATCTGGCGGTAGAATTCCGTGATGATGCCCTCCTTGTCGGTGCCGTAAACCCATGCGGTGATCGCCTCGCTTCCCAGGTCCACCCCGCAATAGAACCATACACGCTTTCCTTCGGCATAGAAGAAGGGGGGCTGACGGTCATCCACGGATATGATGCTTCCAGCCCATCGGGGATGCTCCAGCGTTTCGAAAGGAACATACATGCCCAGACGGATCTGACGGTTGCCCGTGCGCCTGCGCGACGTGGCCACGCCCGACTCCCACGAGGACAGGAAGCCGCTTACCGTACGCTGGGATATTTTTCCGTACCCTTTCGGGTCAAACACCTCCCCGGTTTCCACATCCACAACCTCCACATAACCCGAAAGGAAGGCCTCGTACTGGCGGAACACCTCGGCGGCGTCAGGTTTCCATGACTGGTGCGCGAACATGCTCTCCAGAAGGGCACGGGCCTTCTCCGTCCGTATTCCTGCGGAATTGTTACCCCTGTTCTTGTTGACAAGGAAACGGTATCTCTCCTCCGCATCCAGGGCGGCGTATTTCCTCATTTTCTCCAGAAGGCGGGCACGGGAGGGGGGCAGCGTGTGCGTCTTCCCGAATTTCTCCTCCAGCACCTTCCCGAATGTGCTGTAATCACTCCATACCGAGTCGTCCAGTCCGTACATGCTTCTTCTGCCTCTGGACTGCCATTCGGTAAGACGGGCCTCGCGCAACGCCAGCAGGGCGTTCAGGACGGAGGCGTTCATCACATACCTTTCCTGCTCCTCCGTGGAGAGTTTTCCGCCGGCATCCTCATAGATGTTGGAGTAGAACTCCACGGCGGCGGCGTCCGTGTTGAAGTAAAGCAGGAGGATATGTTCCACACGGCGGGGATCGCCGAGGGACTCCCGTATGGTGGCGGGAAGGGAATCGAAGAGCACCAGCAGACGTCTTCCGCTGCCACCGCCGCGGCTGTACCGCTTGATGCCGGTGGGCTTGTCCTGATGACGGAACAGCTGCTTTTTCAGATTATCGTAGCTGTAAAACCGCGGAACAAGCTCGTCTTTGGTGACTACCAGTATGTTGTTGTCTATAAAGATTGGCATTTCTGTATAATTTGACTTTGTGCGGTTTCCGGCGTCGGACCGGAAACGAGGGCCGCCTTCCGGCTCCCTGACCGCGTGTCCTATTTTTCCTCCCTGTAATACCTTTGTCCGATAAGGGAAAGGCAGCATACGACTGCAAGGACCGAAGCGGCAAGGTTCTCGTTGAAGGTGGGGCGGAGATTGTCCGCCAGTCTGAGCACTACCACAAGGCCGATGACAGCGGCCGCTATATGGATTATTCTGAATGTTTTCATTACGAATCATTTTTAAGGGTTTATAAAATTGTCTTCAAATTTCCGTCCCTATCCGTCACGGACCGGGACGGAATATCTAACTAAAATTCAATCTATTACCGGTTGTATGAACTATTTTTCTTTCTCTTCCTCCAGCTCGGCCTCGGACTGAAGGTCCGCTTCCACCTCCGCAATCACCTTGAGCGTTTCGTCGGCGTCCATTATCTCCTGCTTGCATTCAAGCATTCCGTTGATGATGCGCCGGTAGTCTACATCTTTCTCACCCAGTTCCTTGCAATAGTTCTCATACTTGATCTCCGCCTCGGCCTTGCGTCTCTCGCAATCGTCCTTGGCTCCCTCGATCTTACGGTTGATCTCTTTCTCACGCAGGCTGAACAACTTGTCCACAAGGTTGCAGCCTTTCAAAATTGCTGTCAGTTTCTTCATAATCTTTCAATTTTTATCAGTTTATGTTTTCTGATCATCCGGACCTCTCCGGCGTCATGTGTTATTTCACCTTTTAAAAAAATTGACCCGTCAAGGCCAAGCGGCGGTGCTGCCAGTTGGACCTGTAATTCCCCTAATGAGTTTCTAAACACATTCATATTATTATAACCCAACCCCACCGGGGTAGTGATTAACGGTAAGTCTGATATTCTATTATTCATATTCTCTTATTTTTCGATTTCCTTGACCAGACGCTTCGCGCCGGCTATGTCCCATATCTTGTCGACCATCTCCGCGACCTTCATGTCGGTTGTCGGTCCTATCTTCACCATCACCGCCCCTTCGGCGTCCTGGTCCTTGGGAATGATGATGGGGCAGAGCATCCCGTATTCACGCCAGATCGTTATCACGATCCTCAGGTATTCAAGGTTGATACCCATCGTATAAGTAATCATCCCTGTTCCTCCCATTCTATCAGCAGTTGCCTGTACACCGGAACAGGTTCGGGATATATGATGCCTTTGTTCTTGTGGGAGATAGCCAGCTTCGTCAGTCTGTCGGCTATACGGCGGCTCATTGTGTTGCCGGAATACACCTTGCATACATGGGAGTAGGTGACTTTCATGTTGGTGGCGACCGTTTTCAGGTCATTCCGGTTGAGATAACGGCACACAGCCTGTTTCCATTCGATGAAGTCCGGACGGAACTTGGGTGCGGGAAGCGTCGGACGCTGTGTCGGACGAACGGAGTAGCCGCCGGTGCGGCGGATGGAGGGGAGAACCTCGTTAGTTACCCATTTGCGGAAGACTTTTGCTTCGGGCTTGCGGGATATAAAAATCAAATGATATAAACCGGATTCATTGACCGCCTTAACTCGCTGATTTCCACCTAGGGTGTAACTAATAGTTACATCATGTTTTTCATCCATATCAAGCGACTGTATCGCCTTTCTTGGATTTTTCAGATTCAAAATATCACAGATATCTTGAGCTACAAACCATGTTTCATTTCTTTCTGTGGTAGCGCGAATCCTTGCACCAATTTCCGAATTATTGAAGATTTTCAGACCTGTTGTCTGCTGGTTGTTGTTCAGTGTTTCCATAATAATACATTATTAATTAGTACGTTCCGCTTTTACATTACCCTTGTTGTCGAGTATTCTGACTGTTTCATGCTTGGCGATTTCGTCAACATTGTACAGCTTGCTGTCGTTCCGTTTCTTGGCGGCTTCCCAAATTGCCGGAGCTTTACCACCCTTCTTCTGACCGGACAAAACCTGTCCGACATAAGCCATTGTTACTTTAAAGGCGACAGCAAGTTCCTTCTTGCCTTGTGCGCCTAACTTAATTACTTGTCCCATATTCAATATTTATTGGATTAAAATTGCTATATTTGGCGCGGTTTATATTAAACCTGATGCAAATATAAATCATATATTAATTAAAACCAAGAATCATAATTAATATATTAATAATTTAGAATCAAATATAAATAACAAAATATGGAAAAGCCTGTAAAACAAAGAATTAAAAAAGTGTTATCTTCAAAAAGAGTTTCAATAACAGCTTTGTGCAAAGCTATAGGTGTTCCACAACCTACTCTAAACAGGCAAATAAACACCGATGCTCCCATGACATTAACTAATATATTACTTATCTTGGACTATTTTTCAGACGTATCGATAACTTGGCTTTTAACCGGTGAGGGAGCAATGCTAAAAAATGAGAGTTCTAATCCGGAAATCACAATTGCTCCTACTTTAAACAAACAAACTAGCATATCACAGCAAGAAAACGTGGTACCTTATATATTATATGAAAAACTACAAGAGAAATTATGCGAACAAGCAACAACCATAGGAAAACTCCAAAACGAGTTGGATAATTTAAAGAAGCAACAGCAGGAATCCCCAACAACAAACTCCGACTCCCATGCAGAAACTGTCCAAAAAAAGCGGAGCTCATCGCGTATATCAGGCTCTTCTGCGCAACCCGATGCCCCGACCATAAAATAAAGATAATAATTGAGTGATAATCAAATACTAATAATTTAATTCTACACAAATGAAGAAAAAAGCAACATATCAGTGCAAAGCTGTTTATAACGAATTATTTATAGATTTTGCCCATAAAAGAAAAGGGGAACAAAATAATAGGGAGTTTTGGCAGGAAATGGATAAACTGCATTATAAATTTCCAGAATGCAATATTACAATAGAAAGATACGTAATTCAACATTTTTCTACTGGAATAGCGGAAGATGTTCGTATAAAGTGCGACTCTTCGGAAGTCCAGAGAATAGCAGATTTTATTTATCAAACTCACTATTATGTTGTTCCGTTAAACTTATCTCAATTGGGAGACGGGAAACGAGATGACGCGATAAATCATCTGTTAAATAACAATTTAGGAAACTTGTAAGAGCTAATTGAAAATCAACATAATCGTTTATTGTCACGTTTTCACCACATACTGGAGCGATTAGCGTGTTACAATATCTCTGATCAACGATCCTCAGGTCGTTTTCATTTACAAAATCAAAAGAAACCACTAATTTTCCTTCCATACTATTAATTATAAAAGAGGCTGCCTCAAATCTATGCAGAAAATGGGGCAGCCTCACGCGAACAACAATCTTATTACCTTAAAAAATAGACTAAAGCCTATATCCTGACACTTATATAACGAATTGGCTAGAATCACTGTTTTATAGTGCCCCGGTAATGAAACCGGGAGCACTTCGACTAGTCTATCATCACACACCAACATATAATTTGCAGCTTGAATCTATGCAAATATAGGTGTTTTATCCCAATTATGCAAGTAATTATCTAATAATCAATATCTTATTATTTACTACAAATGCAACCCAATGTACATATAGGGTGTAAAAAACAAGGCTTTTCTATTTTAGAGCCATTTTTATAATACATATACCCCAATATTCGGGCGTTTTTTTTTTGCGATTTGTCCCCCCAAAGTGTCCCCCCAAGTATAAAAAGTGTCCCCCCTTTAACACTTGTTTAACAAACAGACATATTACTCCCATGGTGACAAATCTGAGATAATATTGGCTTTAAATTGCTCTTTTAAGCCAATATGTATAGGAATGTATGGAGAAAATAATAAAGGCTGTAAATCCTTTATTTAAAGGGCTTTTAAGCAGTATTTAACCGATGCTTCCAAGTGGGTGTTTGGATAAGTCGAGGAAATTTTATATCTTTATTGTATAAAGCCTGTGCGGTTTCACTTTATACAATTCTGGTAAGGAAGATAGGCGGTCATTTTGTCACTTTATTCTTCAATATGTCGCAAAATGATTTGAAACTCCCGAATCGTATCTTATTAATTTTCAGCGCAATTCATATTAAATCTTTCGCATTTCGTTTTGCTACCCCTATAAATAGGGAATATTTATGAAAACATGTAAGAAAAAGGGGCGTGAAAGGAAATAGTAAGTAATAAAATGCTTGCTATCTTATTATATTTGTTACCTTTGTGGGTCTTATAATATGAAAAACAATGAAAATAACAATTCTACAGAGAAATATAGAATGGGCCAATCCACAGGCTAATGTAGCAAGGGCGGACGAAGCGATAAGTTGTCTGCCGGATGCTGATCTATTTGTTTTACCCGAAATGTTTTCCACCGGTTTTTGTACGCAACCCGAAGGAATTGCGGAGAGCGCCAACAGTGAAACCCTGCACTGGATGAAGCGTAAGGCAGCCGAGCGGAATTGTGCTATTGCAGGCAGTGTGGCGGTATGTGAGAATGGAAATTATTATAATCGTTTTTACTTTGTCCATCCGGATGGAGCCGTGCAGCATTATGATAAGAAGCATTTGTTTACCTTTGGGGGCGAACACAAGCGTTTCACCGCCGGTACGGAGCGTGTGGTGGTGAACTTCCGTGGGGTACGTATCCTGTTGGAAGTATGTTATGACCTTCGCTTCCCTGTTTGGGCACGTAACCTGGGTGATTATGACATGATACTTTATGTGGCAAGCTGGCCTACCCCCCGTGTGGATGCCTGGAGCGCGCTGCTTCGTGTGCGGGCTATTGAAAATCAGTGTTATGTAGCCGGAGTGAACCGCATGGGAGTTGATCCTGCCTGTGAATATTCGGGTGGCAGCGCTATCATCGATCCCTACGGAAAGACGATAGCCGAATGTCCGTGGAGCAGGGAAAGCGCGGTATCGGCTGATATAGATATGGAGGCATTGCAGACTTTCCGGAAGAAATTCCCGGTATTGGATGATGCAGACCCCTTTACATTGATATGAAACAATTAACAAAATAATAGATAATGG